CTAGTAGGATACAGATTTGTATTCCTCTCGGAACTATCGACGGTTATGAGATAATTCTCCATTACTTATTTCTAAGATAATAATAGATGAAAAGTACCTCAAAATATATATCGTCTAGACCAGATAGATACGGTGCCAATGGAATTCCATGGATTGTGGCATCCACGTTATTCCCTGAATTATATCATAATTGTAATGAAAATTGTCATAGATATAAGGATACAATTGTTCATAATTTTCTTATAAATTATTCTAAAAATATAGACTGTATTCCCGATGAGGACCTCATGGCCATTGATGGTGGTGGGTGGCCTATCAAAAAACTGTTAAATGACATGTCATTCCCTGACTATTTCCATGGTACTACACATTGTAAGGAATTGAGGAAAATGTATGAGAATAAATTTGGAAATAATTATTTGAAAAATTGTACAATTATCCATGCACGCCTTGACGATGCAGGTCCTGCACACAACTTTCAAAAATTTGGCATTTACCAGGCATTTGTTGGTACTGAAAACATGGTAAAAATCATAAAATGGGCACAGGAAAAGTTCAAATTACCTGTATATATTGCTGGTGCACAGAATGCACGCGACATTGAGTTGTGTCGACACATACTACAACAATGTGACGTGGAGAATGTAGATGATTTTATACTGCGTGGTAATACGATCGATCAGGATATATACATAATGTCCCGTGCAGACAATCTAATTGTCGGTAGAAGTACATTTGCTATGATGGCTGGACTTATTAACGAAAATACAGTATATGCAGAAGACTGGGTACATCTCAGGGATCTTGTGGGAAATAATAATAGTAGAAAATTCCAAACATTGCCATAATCTAAATATTTTCAATATAATACAAAATATTGAAAATATTCATTATAATTTATGAGAAATTTTTGTTAAGTGGGTTACGGCTATTGACACGTTTGGCCAAATCCAGGTCATTCGTCCTATAATCCTTGTTACCCTTATACGAATTGAACTGATAATACTGATCCTTTATATAGGTCTGATTCGCGGCAGTCGTTGGTCCCTGTATACCACTGAGCACCGTAGATGCACTTGTTTTTACCTGTGTCGTGGCTCCCTGTTGATTGTTGGCATCCATCCTGACATTCATTCTCCCGGCATTACCGGCACGGTCCTTCTGGCCACGGTTTACTGCGGCACGGATTCCGGTACTGAACACAGGGTCATCTGCATAGGCACCATGGAATGAATTAATCCCGGGTGCCGCCACATCATTTACGCGCTGCGTGTTAAGATCGCCCTTATTGCGCGTTGGGTTATCCTGAACCGCCATACCGGGTACAAACTTACTGGCCGGTCCATACTCCAAACCATCACTTCTCGTGGTAGTAGTTGATCGGTTAGTCTGACGCTTGGTTCGCTCGAAATTCATGTGCCCCGCCTGCCCCGTGAGGGCACCACCCTGACCCTGTGCCCCGCCCTTAACGGGTGGCCTGCGCTGCCACGTCGCAACAGTCTTGGCTGGTCTTTCTTGGGTAAGTTCGCCAACTATTGCACCCTTCTTAACAATGGGGTTAGCGGGCCCCGCACGACCGGGCAAGGTATTTAGTTTATATCCACCCACATTATTGGGCATCACTCTGTACATTTGCTGGTACCCACCAAATGCGGGTACATCAGTCCCTACTCCCAAACCTGGTCCAATTCTCTGCTTTTCAACTGGCTGAACATTATTCATTTTACCAGATACATTCTGGCGATCATACAAATTATATACGGGCTGTCCATATACCTGATGACCATTTGCGGGTGAAATAACACCGAAACTGGGTATTTCCTGTTTTGTCTTTTGACTCTGTGCTGGTAAGATATATGAACCATCCCTCATATCAAGCTGGCTCTGTGCAGCCCCTTCTGGTGCAGTGTTTATATTGTTTCCAAAAAAGGGCGCCGGCTCTCCGACTTCATATTTTTCCTTGGCGCTTAGACACCTACCGGCATAGATTAAACCACCTACTGCTACTAATGAAAGTGGATCCATTTAATGTATTGTTATATTTATTTCTTGCAGTATCTCTGTAAAAAAAGTCCATTCTGAATTTCACCCCTAGTACTTTCTGGGTCATACCCACGAGTGCGCTGAGGAAGCATACACTCTACATTTTTGCTAGGGAAATCATATGGCTTGGAAGAATAGTACTTATTAAACTCTGACGTGCTCTGGGGTCTCATACTGTCCGCAACTTCAACAAGTTCATGGGGTGCACCCTTACCCGCCATATAGGGTGCTGTGCCGTAGATAGCAGTGCTAGGGCGGCAGCAGTAATTAAGATTAGAGGGCTGTGGGTACGTAAATACGTTCTGGTCCGCGCGATACTCGGGGACGGCATGATCAACTACACGCTGAAGTCCGGGCTGTAATGTATAGGGATTGCTATTTTGCATTTAATATACGCCAGGAAAATAAGTAGGTGAAAGGGCACCTGTCATTGCCCGAAGTTGCTGTTGTTCAGGCATTCTGGTATTACCTTCTGCTGTGCATGCTGACTGGTCGTCACGGCAAACTGGCTTGAATTTCTTTCCATAACAGGCTTCGGCAAATCCGGTCTGATCATTGGGAATGGTTGTAGATGGCATACTATAAAACCTAGAAGCTGCCTGGTTACGGTGGCCATAAATATCAGCGGCATCGGTGGGGAACGTATCATCCAAATCTCTCTTAACCTGCATTTTAACAGTTGGGTAATAGGCAGCACCGGGGCGGTCAGGGTGCTCCGTGTAATCACTCATAAGTACATTTGCCATAGGGTTATCAAGAGACGGTGCCTGGTAGGCCGGGCGCATAAAGGATGGTTCCTTGCGATCAGTTGCACGCACCGGGCGGGATGCCATCTCGGTGATCATATCAGATTTATAGAAGGCATAAAGAGCACCAATAGCAACGGATGCAAGTACAAGTACCCTTACATCACGCTGTATAAAGAATAGTGCAAGACTCACGTATATTATAAACCTGGTTGTAGAATTTATCCTCTGATCTACCGTCTGTTTATTTGTTGGCCAAAATTCCAACATTTCATTTTTTTCAAAAAGGGAAGTGGGGTCTTTGAACCACACACTCATTCTATATTATACTTTACTTAGAAAAATTCCCACCCATTGACTTCATTAGATTCTGCATAAGCTGGTCGGGTGTTGCATCAGTACCCTCCTGCGAAGCCATCATATCCTTGACCATCCCCATGGCCTGCTTCACGTGATCGGCTGAAATATCTGCATCGGGCTGAAACTGCCTGGCAATATTCATTACAGCATCAATCGGGATTGAATCAAGATCAACACGCTGACCATCCTGTGGCTTGGGGATGCTCTCTGCCAGTGCATGAATCTGCTCCTCTACACCAGATGGCATCTGGGGCATCTGGGGCTTTACGACACCCCCAGTAACCAGAAGATACTGCAAAAATTGCCAGATATTCTGCTTGGTAGAAGGGGATAGATCCGGTGTCCACCATTTATGGACGTCAAGGGCATCCAGAAATTCAATGTTACCATTGAGGAAAAATGTCTCATCCATAGCCATGATCTTATCTGCATAGGGAGCCGCCGAATCTGTGAAACTAGTCATAATCTTGCGAGGATTAGCCTTTCTAAGAAGTTCAAATGTAGCCTTGTATTTCTTCAAAGAAGTCTGTTCCGGAAAAGTCTGAGTAAGTTCATCTAAAAATTGTCCTAACACCTGTGTAAAAGCACTGACGTTCGCCATTTATTATAAAATGTCTATAAGCTTTAAGTACTTAAAATGGCTCGGTCGAAATCTTTTCGCGACCACCAATTCCATTTGTTATTATAAAATATACCATAATTGCATTGAGCACAGCTGGTTTGAGATATACACTCATTTCAGGCTTGGGCTCATTATTTATCTTGTGTTTGAAAAATATATATCCAGCGGTCAAAACGGCCGCAGTCATAGCTGCACCTTCTGGTGTTTTAAGCTGTTCCATATTATACTATTACTGGATTTTATTTCTGGAACGTAATTTTAGGTCTTCCCTGTCACTAAATAAGTCACTATCATCTTCGGCATCACCATCCTCTACCATTCCGGGTGGTGGTCTGTTTACTTGTATATCCTTAATATCCTCCAAATCATCAATGGGTTCATCCATTTCGTCAGGCTCTGGAATTTCGGGTTCATTCATAGGCTCTACTGGCTCGGGTACATGTGGGGTGGCAGGTTCCTCTGGATCAAGCGCTTCTGGATCCTCTGTATCTTCATCTGGGTCGATGTTGCTCTCCACTTCCGTTGCAGCACCATTATTGCCTATATAAGTATCAAGAATTGTCTGCACAGGTACCAGAGACTTTACAACAATCTCCAATGTCTTGCGATTCGTGGGGCGCATTATATCAATTTTATCATCTTCCGAAAGATCTTCGCCGACCCAATAGGGGTTCTTATACAGTGCCTTGGCATTCTCCTCGTATATCTTATACATAAAATCTTCACTTTTGGGGAGCTTGATGGCAACCTTGACTTTGTCTGTACGCAAACGAACACTCGACAGAATCTTGGTATAGCCCACGAATATTGCGGTCAATAGCTCCCTGAAATAAGCACAGGAGTTAGATACCTCGTCTGTTGCCTCACGAAGGACACCCTGATTCCAGGACTTTATGTCTTTCAAATATTGCTGAAAACGAATCAATACATTCTTACCCTTTGTATCAACCTTGGCTCGCTCGTATATCTCATCAAATGTAGTAATCATAAAGGGGAGAAGAATATCATTCATCTGGTCCATATATTCATTATGGGCAGTAGCTAATATACCCTGGTTATCCATTATGATTATTACACATTTATTATTTGTTGTATTTGGCCGCATATTTTTTAAGATTTAAGAAGCTAGGTATACCCATATCATCACTTTGTCGTGATTCATCATCTGTTTCCTTTTTTCGTACTTTCCAGTCAACATAGATAGTGTGGTTGCCAACCCTCCTAATTAAATACCCTGCATTTTTCAATTGACGCTCTATGTAATTTGCCGCCATAAGTCTATTGTATATAGGAAAGCCAACAATTATCGGTGGTACACTTACCATTGTATTTGTACCCTTTGAATCAGATACAGTCTTAATTTTTTTGGACATCTGATCTAAAATCTTCTTGTATGTTTCTTTCTTTATGTTCCTCCGCTGAATTTCGGCCTTCTGCAACTCTGACACAGTAACAAGCGGCATACTTATTACTTGCTAGCATTTTCTTCAAGGGCTTTTGTCACGGCACTAAGCGCATCCTTACTGGGACTTATGCTCTTAAGTATCTCAGGATATTCTACCCACTGAGCCTGGCCATTCTCGCCATAAGGGAGTGGACCGGAAGTGTCATTTGAGGGAACCTGTGTGTGAATAGAAGCAATTGAATAATCATCACTGCCCTTGTTTTGCAGGACCTTGGCGAGTATTTCAGATACAAACGAATGTTTGGGATCAAAAAACATAAAACGGGTATCATATGCGTCACCAGTTTCACTCGAAAATTTATTAATATAAATGGTTTCAATTGGCTTCATGCACTTGCCAGTGATCTTCTTAACAGAATGCTGTACAACCTGAGCAATGTCATTCAATTTGGATATGGGAATCTCAGAAGTGTCCCTTGTATAGGTAGAAAGATCTACATCCTGGACATCTTTACTGATACTGAAATCTTCTACCGGCTTTTGCCAGCCACTGAATCCAAAATCCACAAATCCCTCACGAGATCCACAAAAGCATATAGCCAAAAGTATTGCAAGTGCTATTATTAAATAGTTCATTATTATAGTGCGTCAAAATTTTTTGGATTAAAAATTTATGAATAATAGTATGTCGGCACTGTTATTATATAGCTTAAGATGCAAGCATTCAATTACTATTCTGAATATAATCAAGAAGCACAAGTCATTACAAGCAGCAATCACGTTACATGATATAAATGAAAGGGGTGTGCCAAGGCAGCTAATGGGTAAAATAGACTGTGTGCCTGTTCTGGTCACAAAGGATGGCAATATAATGTCGGGGAAGGAAGTAAAGAATTGGATAAATTCAACACTGCCAGATAACGAGGAAGTATCTTCGTTTGGTTTCGGTGGCATGGGGGCATGTGTACAGGAGCTGACAAACCCAGAAGAAAATGGTAATGATATATTCAGCCTGGATAGCTATGGATCAAGTCTGTCACCACAGATGACACCAGAATTACAGCGCAAGATAGACATGAATGTCTCAGAGGCATATAAT